GAATACTTGAACACATTCTTTACCTTTAAATTTTTCTCTCCAATGTTCTAATTCACAACCAGAATAAACTAACATATCTCCAGGTTTTAAATCTACCTTAATGCCTTTTTTACCAACTTCTCCAGAAGGCTCTAAATAAATTGGCCAATCATCACCTCCAAGATTCATAGTCGTAGATATCTCACAGCTAAATCGGTCTTTATGTCTTTTAAGAACATCGCCTTTTTTATAAATTCTTGCATAAGTATATGCAGGATATAATTTTAATCCTGTTACTTCTTCCATTTTAGGTTGGCATTTTAACAATAAAGTTTCCATTGCTATATCTGAATAACAAGAATAAGTATTTGGAATCTGTTGATCAGCTCCTTCATAAAAACCCAGTAAAGTTTCATATGGAGAAATATATCTCTGTGCTCTACAAGTATCATAAACTTGTTTTTGCATACTAAAATAATTTGCAACAAAAGTTGCTAAATCTTTTGAGATTGCTTGACGTATAACGGTATATTTATTTTTCTTAAATGACATCTTTAGCCATCTCTTTAGGTACTGCTTGTATATTCCAATGTATAAATCTAAATGGCTCTACACCATGATCCACTGCATATTCATGTTCCAAGTACCCTGGAAAGATAATAAGTGTGCCTGGTTTTGGTTTAAAATGAACTAATTCAGTTCCATGAAATATACCTTTATTATTTTTTAATTTTAATTTTGTACTACGTGCACCTGTCCGTGGTTCGTGAAATATTGGAAAAGATGTTTTATCCGAACATTTTAAAAAATAAAATCCTGATACATGTTGATTCCAATGAATGTGAGCAGAATGATGTCCACCACCTTTTTTAGCAAATTCCTGTACCCATAATTCAGAAAACATAGTTGTATATTGCTGCATATCAAAACCACACCAATCTAAAAATTCCCAAGATTTTTGACCAATATAATTTCTAAAATCTAAAAATTTATTATCATGTAGAAGTGGAGTTGAATGATAACTTCTTCCAAAGTCACCATGTTTTTTAATATATTCTTTTTCCCTTTTTTTGGCATCTTTGATATATTGATTAGATGCTTGATTTAAAGATTTAACAAATTCAGGTTTTTGTTCAAACCATATTGGTGTTTTAAAATATTCTTCTATAATCATATTATTTAAATGGATATCCAAGGTTCCACATGACCAATGAATATCTTACTCCTTTCGTTACTGGTTTAACTCTATGCCATACAAATGAAGGAAATACAATAATAGAACCTTTTGGCAAAATTTCTTTTGCTTGCCTTAAATGTTTAGCTTCTTCTCTCATATGAGGATCATAGTTTCTAAAATCAAACTCTAATTCACCCCCTTCATATTCTGAGCCATCTGTTAATTGACAAGTCATAGATAATTTTCTAATTTTACCATGTTCATGAGTATTAGGTTTATCATAAGGTTTATCCCAACCATCACAATGCCAATCATAATATTGATTGAGTTTATATTTTGTAAATTGACATGATTCTGATCTATCCCAATCAAAATTCCAACCTGCTGCTCTATTAGCTTCATGAATGTATGGATGTAATTCTTTATAGATCCATGGATCATCAAGCCATACTAAATCTGAATTTCTTTTTCTTTTCATATCTCTAATTTGATCTTTTGTAAGTTCTTTATCTCCATAACCACCAGTTCTTGCCATTGTTTCTGCTTGTGATAAACCATATTTAATAATGTCGTCACATATTTTTGGTGGTATAGCTGAAGTAAAATACCAATAATAATTAGATATATTCATAGGTTATTGTCTGTATAAAATTCAATGAATCTTTCTGATTGTTTGAGATAACATACATATTTGTTGATGGAAACATGATGAACATATTATTTTTTAATTCTATATCCCAACTTCTTCCTTTTCTTCTATTATCATCATAAAAAATTCTAACAAAACATTTATTAGTTTTAACACCATATAATAAAGTGTAATCAGGTGAGTTTCTTAAATCTACTGGATCAATATTTAATAAAGGTTGTGATATTTGATTAGGCTTATAAATATCTCCCCAAGTTTTTTTATTAACTAATTGAAAATTATATTCTACATTTACATGTTCTCTCATGTAAGTATTCAACATATCCCAAGTTCTCGAAAATGGAAACTCTGAATCTATAAATGTTGATTGTAAAATGTCGCCTGATAATTTATCTCTATCTATTTCAAAACCTTTTGGCATTGAAACATCACCATAGTATAAAGCTTGCTCTGTTAAAACTTTCTTTTGCATACCACCACCAGATATATATTATGCTAGACTATTTGTCAAATCCCAGGCTGTTGTTGCTTCATTCCAGTTGTAACCCCATCTGTGAGTTCCAGCTGTATTTTGATCTTGTTGTTCTTGAGTCAAAGCAGGAGCATCACCAATTGGTGATTGCCATCTTGCTTCTGAAATTAATTTAACCCATGAAGCGTATGGTTTTTTAGGCCAGAATATTTGATCATCTTCATCCCAAGTATAACCAATTCCTGCATAGTTTCCTCTAAGTGGAGTTCCACCGTTTCTATGTTGGTTACCTACTGTATTGTATGAAGTTTGAATCCACATTTGTGCAGGCCAATTATTGTGTTGTTCTAAATATTGTTGACCTACTGTTTCGTCTTCAACTCCGTCAGCATTGAGCATATCTTTATTATCAAGTGTTAATACTTGAATAACTTTTCCGTTTGCTCCTAGTTTTGCGAAATGTGCCATAATTAACTCCTATTATACAATTTATTTTTTAATTAGTAAATACATTAATCTTATTGATATTTGTAGCTTATCACTACAATTCCTGAACCTCCTTGTCCACCTTGTCTTCCTGGAGGATTGCCTCCCCCACCTCCGCCACCACCACCTGTGTTAGCGTCACCTGGTTCGCCATTATTTGCTGGAGCACATGGATATGGAAATCCTCTTCCTGCTCCACCTGATGTTGGATTGCTAGGTGAATTAGAAGCACTTCCGCCTCCAGCATAAACTCCACTATTAGGAAAATTAGGACCAGATAATCCAGCGTGAAAAGGACTTACATCTTTTCCTAATCCGCCATCTCCACCTACTGTTGGACCAGGTGCATTTTGACCTGCACTACCTGCACCACCTCCTCCACCACTTGTTTCAGGGGTTGCTTGTCCACCTGCATTTCCAAAAGCAGAGCCAGGAAAACCTGGTGCATCACTTTCAGTAGAGCTACCTCCAGCAGTTGCAGTTCCTCTTGTTCCACCTCCTGCAGAACCACCTGGACCTCCAGTACTTGCTGGATTTGGTTGAGCTCCAAAACCTCCACCATCTGCTGTAAATACACTAAAAACTGAATTAGAACCTGGAGTTCCTTGTTGAACAGAAGGATCTCCTGGTGGTGTTCTACCTCCAGTTCCTCCACCTCCAACAGTTATTGGATAACCTTGAACAGAAATGGGAACAGTAGAAGCTGCTAACATACCACCTCCTCCAGCTCCTGCACCATTGTCTGCACCAGCTCCACCACCTCCAGCAATAACAGAAACTGCTATTGAATTTGAACCTGAACAATTTCCAGCACATGATACTGTAAAAGTTCCAGGACCTGTAAAAGTGTGTAATTTGTAATCGCCACAAGTTGTAATAGTTCCACCTGTTGCTGTAACAAACAATGGACCTACAATATCACTTGCTCTTGCAGCATCTACTGATAACCAACCTTGTGTTGCATCAACATATACTAATACTATAGTTCCTCCCTCAGTATTGAGGTCAAAATTTGAAGCAGATCCTTGAATATTATTTCCATTAGGATTAATAATAATTTTATTTGTATCAGCAGTATTTGCATAATCAGCAATTGCTACTGCATTACCTGCAGTTGGAGAGGAAGGTAATGTAACTGTAATTTGTCCTGAAGTAGTATTTACGAAATATCCGTTTCCTGCAACTGCCGTAAAACCTGCTGTCTTTGCAGTTGTATCCCAACTTATGGCACCTATATTTTTAAAAGTACCATTATCTATTAAAGTTGTTCCACATGAATTAACACCCATTATTTACCTACTGAAATTTGTACCTAATAACTACAACTCCGCTTCCACCATTTCCACCAGATCCATTTATTTCTCCATTACCACCACCGCCACCGCCAGTGTTAGCTGTACCTGATGTTGCTGGGCCTGGAGAATTAGAACCTGCTCCACCACCACCAGTACCTCCAGTACCTTGAGTACCACCAGGGCCACCTCCACCGCCGCCACCACCAGCGTAAGTTACTGCTGATCCTGTAATTGAATTTGGTGAACCATTTCCTCCTGGGCCTGCAGCATTTGGACCTGCAGGACTTCCTGCAGCTGATGCACCACCACCGCCACCACCTGTC